TTTGTCTAGTAAATCTTCTTTTTCTTGTCCTTCATTTTCTTTTCATCTGCTTCTGAGGCATAGAGGGCTCTCATTTGAGCTTTTGCTGCCGACTCCCCTTTGTGGCAGCCTACTAATTCATCTGATCCTTGCTTTACCACAGCGTATCCTCTGCATCCAGCAAAGTTTCTTTTTATTTCCCAAGGCATATTCTTCTCCTAATCGTTTGGCGTATCTGGGAATTCCATTTGGATCAATCCCATTTCTTTTGCCATTTGTTGTCCTTCTGGACTTAAATGTAAAGTAGCTTCTAGATTTTCATCATATTCTACTTCCATTAAACCTTTTTCGTAAAGCTTAACTAATGATTCGTCGACATGCTGTAGATGCGCTTGCCATAATTCTGGCGCAACCTCTTTAGCTTTTTCGTGTATGGCAAAAATCATTTCTCCATTTTCATCCATACCTTCTAGGGTTATAGCCCCTACTTCTAGATAATATTGCAGTTCCATGTCCTCGTCCATATCTATATTATACTCTTTTTTGACTATTGTATGGTGCCGTCTTCGTTCTTGTCAATGGTGCTTTCCACCAATTGCTGAACATAGTCAGAGAAATGTTTCCTGACACTTCCAGGCGGCCTTACTCCAAGAGATTTCCATAATCTCTTATATTCTGCTACGTTTGAGAATGTTGTAGGGCATAGCATGTATCCAGAATACTCTTTTAAGGTAGTCGGTAGCGGAACATGCTTTCCGCAGCATTTACATTCTTTTGCTTTGTCTTGATATATACTCATAGTATTTCCATTCCATCTAGTATGTCCGCCAATTTTGAAGGCATTTTTGGAGGTCTAATTACATTTAATCTAATTTCTTCTTCGCTGTCGTCTCTCCGCCTTGAAACCGAATCGTAGGTATGAATATCAATCTCTTGATCTGTTTGAAATTTCGTTCTACTAATTGCGTTATATACTGACCCACATACGGCGTCAGCCAAATCTTTTGATCCCTTCCTGGGATGGTCTACCTTATCACGCATAATTTTCAACTGCAATAATTCATCTATTAGCAATGGTATATAAGGCCCAGTAAGCCTGTCTTCGGAAATAACCATAGCCATATCATCATAGTGTTTCTTAGCAACCGAAAGTGTTTCTGTATTAATTCCGTATTGTTTTAATTGCTGCATCATGTCGTGGGAATTCCAGCGGTCAAATGTACATAATCTTATTTTAAATCCTTTTGTTCTCAAGGATAGTATGTAATCTTTTACTTCCGTGAAGTCTACAGACTTATCTGCAGTTGGGGTCCAATATCTAACTACATCTACTTCAACAATTGGAGCGGGCTGAGAGTAAGTGTCAGTCACTTTTACATTAACCCATTTCTGCACATGAGACATAGATACAGCGCAATGGTCATGCTTTTGTGCAAGGTCAACATGTATAAAATATTCTTTATCTGGATCTGCTGCAAACCAATTCTCAAACCTGCCAAAATTATCTACAGCTAATGCCATATTATTAAAAGCCTTTTCAATCTTTTCTCTTGATTTAAAAAATGCATCTACTGCCTCTGATGGCATGCAGGCAAATCTTCCAAGGGCATCTGGCATATTCTTATAAAACTCTACCTTAAAATCTTCTATCTTTTTTGTAGGATTAATTTCCCATGTGGGTCTTTTGAGAGCATAAACTTTAGGGATTTTGTAAGAAATTATATAATCTTCTTCCCACTCCACAGTAACCTCATTGCCCATAGTCCCATCAGGTAATTCTTCATCCATTTTTAATACTTTACTTCTGACTACCGTTTCTTTTTCTGCTATTACTGAATCATAAAACTTTTGGATTGGATCATTTTTAAATCGTGGAAACGAAAGTAAAATAACCTTTCCATAGTCTGGGAAACGTGATACGACAGATCCACGATACATATCATATATAGCATCTGCTGTTTTAGCTTGATCATGACCCGTGGTATTTTCGGTGGCAAAGCCAGAAATTTCATCTAGAATAACTGCTATTACGTTATATCCTTCCCATGCCTCACGCTCAGAGTGTCCTGAGTGTACTGTTATTGCTTTGTTAAATTTCATTTCAGAGGCCTTTGGTTCATATTTACCAACAAACCAAGGAGACCTATCTATGCGTGTTTTAAATCCTTTAAAGAAAACGTTATTGGCTTGCTGTGAGTTAATAGCAATATTAAGAATATCTATTGAATCTCCAGGAGGTTTTCCATAATATGTTGCTGGGTCTTTTAAGCATAACAATAAATAAACCATATATGATACTGCTATGGTTGAACAGTAATCTTTTCCGCTGCCTTTTCCAAGTTGTGCTATTACTTCGTTACAGGTTTGCTTAAAGCGACGTCTACCTTCTTCTTCTCCAAATAATTTAATAAGAGTGGATTCTTTATAGATTTGTGAGCTTTTTTCAATGAGCGTATATTGGTACTCCGAAAGGTGGGGCAATGCGAGATAATCTGGGCTTGTAACAAATGTTCGTAAATCAACTGGTCTTTCATCAAATTCCTCTCCGTCTAGTATGTCAATGAAATCATTAAAATTAAGATCCACTAGATTCCTCTGCATCAAGTATTACTGGCTCTACTATTCCAGTTATTTGAGATAATCTTTTAGCTACATCCATTTTACATTTAGGACAACTTGCAGTTACCTCTTTTAATATCTTTACTAGGACATCTTGCTTTCTTTCTGTCTCTGCTATTTGAGATGCTAGTTCTTGATTATCTAATAGTCCTACCTCTTGTAGCATTCCAATTCTTTTACCTTCAATATCTGCTATTAGTTTTAATGCCGTTGCTTTTACATTTAACTGGCCCGCCTGATCGGCGTCCTCTACAGTCTTCCAAGCTTCTTTTATCAGCATGGCATAGTGTTGGTCTGCCCCAGAGACAGCTTCCTTTGCCCTGTCACGAGCCCCAGAATCGTTTCTAACGACCTCTTTCCACTCGTCTATATACTCTAACACCTCTGCCCGTTTAAAACCCGTTACGGTGGCAATCTGAGTAGGGGTATTTCCCTTTAATAATTCTTCAACAACCTTATTCATGCGATCAAAATGATCAGCTAATTCAATATCCATATATATAAATTATACCATGTTTTAGTTGACTAAGATATAGACTTGGCTATTTTTAATAAAACTAAATATCCAATTAGGTCATCAATATCATTATCTCCTGGATATTCGGTGCCCTTCATTAATCTATTTAATTTGTCATCAATTCTTACGTGAAGTTGTTCTCTTGGTCCCGCCTTTGAAAATATACGCACAGGGTCAAGAGCTGAATTGCCGTAGGCAATATTTTTCTTTACCAACATATGTGCGATTTCATGGCAGGTAGTCCAAATTTCTTTTCCTGCTTCTGTGCCTACTGTAAGTAAATATAGGTCTTCACATTGAAATTTATCTGAATCTGGAAATACTGGTTCAAGCATTATCTTTATCCCACCTTATCTTTGATATGTCAGCGTTAATGCTGTACGGAATTTTCTTGATCCATTGATCATATCCGTCATGCCAAGTTTGACTTCCATATAAATGCTTTACGGACATAAAATGGAATATCCTCCATTTATCAGAACCGTAACTATAAAATTTATATTCTGCCGCCTTCGGAAGATCTAATTGTATCTTATCCATTTCAGTTAGTAAAGCCCCCTCTGGAATATCTAGTGCCTGCCTTATACCCTTTGTCCATACCGCAGGTCCAGTTAATTTATGTACAAAATGTTCTTCTGTGTAATCTGGATTTTTAAAACCTTCAAATATGCAATCTAATACTGATTTAATTACAGGATGCTTTGGTGCGGCAGCAAAGGTCCATTGACATAAATGAACATCATTTTCTGGACATATAATCATGTCATATTCCTCCTTCATCCATGTACTTATTGGCTCTAAGCATAATGTATCTAGATCTGAATAAACGCCGCCATAAGTATAAATTAACATATACCGTAAAATATCTCCACGCATAACTCCAAGCGGAACATTGACAAATATATCAAACCATTCTTTGCCATAATTATCAGCAATAAATTGAGCAGCATCAGCATCACTCATATATCTATGTTCATATTCTGGATTTAAATTAATCCAAGTATTCATAGCATTTTGCATGTATGGCTTTAATTCTTCTTTAGGAAGCTTGTAGGTTTGCCAAATTATTTTAGGAATCATATCAAATAACCACCGAAGGATCTATCCACCAGTCCTCAAATACTCTATCTGGGACTCCATCATTTACATTTTCTACCGCCAAAACATATCCAAACGCATTCAAAAATCCTTTTGCTTCTGCCTTTATCAAAGCATTATTTTTGTCTGCATATAGGTCATGTTCAAAAGTTATTATTGAAAACCTATACTCATTAAATGGCAAAGCATACATTGCCTGCAAAGTTTGGCTTGCTGGCTCGATATCTAATTGTAAATAATCAATTTGTTTTGGAACATTATTTTCTTTAAAATATTCCAAATAATCAAATGATGTGGCATCTGCCTGCATACATTTATTTTTTCTAATATTGTTATATGAGTCCACTAGATTTTGTTCTATTTCAAATGCCAGTCCAGACCAATTATATTTTGTTTCTAATAAATAGGTATTGTTCCACGTAATAGGATCATTTGATCCTATTTCAATGTAGTATCCATTTGTTTTTTCTTTTAAAGAGTTTAGAACAAATGATTCTTGCCCAGCTTGGCTATTGCTTCCTTCAAATATTTTCATTTGATCAATCCATTATCTTTTAATGCACGATATATGGTCATAGTGGTTACGCCACATTCTTTAGCTATTTCTTCCATAGTTTTTCTTTGAACCACATATCGGCGGTATAGCCAGTCTTTACTTTTATATAGTTTCATCGCTCTGTTAGCACCGTGTTTGAATAATGAGCAATGCCAAATGCATCTGCCACATCGAAGTCATCTAGCTCTAAGTTATACTTCTTATTAAAATAATCTACAGTTCTTTGTTTTCTCATCTCCCGCATTTTATTCTTATACCAAGAGTCGGCGTAGCCTGGATTCTCAAACCTAAGCTTATCTTTTTCCATCTTTGTTGGATTTTTATTTCCAATATGAGCCTGCCAAGATGTCGGGGATATCGTCATAACATTAGCTCCAGTAGACATCAGCTCAGCAATTATGACTCCATAGACATAGGATAGTTTTATGACGGCATCTGGGGACTTTACAAATACCGCCCCTTCAACAACTATATAGTCTGATTTAAGTTCAGGAAGCATGGAATGCATTTTAACTTTGGCATCATATATTTTTTCATAAATGTCTGACCCAGTAAATTCTATCTTGCCCCATTTCAATGGACTATCTCCTTCCATTAAGCAAAAGGCAACAGAGTTAGTTGAAGCATCTATTCCCAAAACCTTATTTGCTTTAGTCTTAATTAATTCACCCAATCTCATCCATCATCCTTAATAGTTTATTTTTTTGATTGATATCTATTTTTTTCTGACACGAGGCACAAATATTTGATTCATTGTATCTGCTAAGTCTTGAGTCGCATTTTTTGCATAGCCTTTTTGCTCCCCGCCTAATTGCTTTCTTTTCATAATACTTTTCCATAATGCGTCTATTAGTAGCAATCCTACAGCATTCGTCCGAGCAATACTTTTGATTGTGTGTTTTTGGGGTGAACTCTTTACCATTTAAACATTCTTTATTGGCACAGATCATTATTTTCTAACCTCGTATGGCTCTATTTGAACCATTCCTGTTTCCCCACTCCAACACTCTTTCTTTATTGGACAGCCTTTGCAAGCATAACTTGTTTTTATAAATGGTCTCATTGGTATATCTCCGTCTTTAAAATTATCATATACCTCACATAGCCATATAAATAAATCTTCTATGATCTCTTTATTTTTTTCATTCATCTGTACTGGGATTAATAAGATTTGTTGTGTATTTTTATTCTCATAAAGAAAAAAAGCCTCATCAATTTCTTTCAATCTCATATATGTAAGAAGTTGTAACAGGTGGTTTGCAGATGGAGACATTTCTGCCTGCCTTGTATCCCATACCTCTTGCTTTGCCGTTTTTATTTCTCCTATAACTGGAGTGTCTTGCCATTTAAATACTAAATCGATAAATCCACGAATAGGGGGATATTCATTCTTTATTTCTATTTCAGTTTCAACATCTGTAATAGGGGCTCCCATTCTTTCAATTAACTTCTGTATCCTTTCGTGAGCCTGCGTACCTTGAGCCATATTTGCTATTGCTTGAGAATCATTATTGTCTACAAAGTTTGCTCCACTAAATGCCATATACCAATATCTTGGACAGTTCCCGTGCCCGTATCCAAAACTACTTGGACTAAAAGTATATTTAGTCATATCGCCATCTGCTCTTTTGGTAGCAAGATAAGCATCGTCTAGCATCTTGGCGAATTCTTTTATATCAAATTTGCCATCATATTTTTTAAACTTTAAGTTTTTTACTATTTCTCTAGCCATTGTACCTAACCACATACTTAAGAGCATCCACCAGTTTGTCTATAGACTCTTTAGCCGAATAGTAAATATTCTTTTTATTATTGTTTTCAGTTCCAGCCTTATCTTTAGCAATTGTAGAATACACTGCGGCAAGCATAGAAAACTTAGTAGACATTGCTTGTAATTCAATAATAAGATGTGGAGCTTTTGCGGCGGGAACATCTGGACTCATTAAAAGCTTTACTACTATAGCCAAAGCCTTATCAAGCTGATTATCCTTCATATATTCATGAAGATCATTAAACTCTGTTATATCACTAATTAATTGAAGGGTGTTTTTATCTTCCGCCATTATTAATCCTTTCTAAATTAGACAGTCTTTCTTTTATATCCTTAATCATAAATTTAACTAGCACCCAGTCTAAAGCCAATCCTAGCCCCAAGCCAAAAAT